TAGGCAACCGTGATTATGACCCGTTAACCACATCTAGCGTTTATTACAATCAGTTGACAGATCAGCCGGGCCTAGCGCCGTTACGCCCGATCAGGCTGAGTCGCAACGGTGAGTACCTTTTTACAGGCGTAGTAACCACGTTTAATCAGACTTACAACATGGCTGGTATGACCACCTACAGCATTGCCGCAGCTGACAACACCTATGTGCTCTCACAGGGTTTTTTGCCTGAAACCGTGACCACTAGCCAAACCTCGTCAGCGCGCATTACAGCCGTTTTAAGCGCTGCAACCTACACAGGCGCTACATCCTTAACCGCCTCGCCTACAGCCACGCTAGGCGCGTATACCATCCCTAGCGGCACAAACGTAAACGCCTACATAAACCGCATACAGCAAGCCGAGCAGGGCCGTATTTTCTGTAGTCGAGCAAACGTGCTGACCGCCCAAGAACGTATTGGCACAACGCTGGCAGCTGCTACGGCCAGTTTTAATGACACCGGCACAGCCACACCGTATGACAGCATCCTTGTAGAGTTTGACCAGCAGACCGTTATCAACAATGCCAACATTACTATTGAGTCTGGCGGCACGCTACAAAACGCCAGCGACGCAGGGTCAATTGCAGAGTACTTTACGCAAACTGAGGCAATTACAGACAGCCTGCTAAGTAGTGACGCGCAAGCTGCCACGCTTGCCAGTTACCTGCTATATCCAAACCCACGCCCACGTTTTACCAGTGTGTCAACCACATTTGCCAGCCTTAGCGATGCCCAAAAAACGGCGTTAGCACCTATAGAAATTGGTCAAACAGTGTCAGTTACTAAGACGTTTGCATCTGGCACACCGTTAAGCGTTAATCAGGATTTAAGCGTTGAGGGCATAGATCACGTTATTGACATGAACACAGGCCACCGAATGACCTTATGGACATCACCAACAGTCATCCTTGACCAGTTTATTTTGAATGACATTACGTTTGGTGTGCTATCTACCACCAACGCGTTAGGTTAGGATAATCTACAACTATGACTACGCCATTCCCGTTTGTAGCAAACACGATTTTGACGGCTGCACAATTAAACGCCGTTACTACTTTGCCAATATCGGCTAAGACCGCTAGTGCCACACTTGTGGTTGGCGATGTCGGTTATCGAGTGCAAATGACTTCTGCATCTAGCACAACGATTACAGTTAATACAGGTATTTTTGCAGCTGGTGACACGATTTGGATTCAGAATATGGGCACTGGCACTTGCACAATTACGAGCGGAACGTGCACAGTTTCTACGGCATCAAGTTTAGCGTTAGCGCAATATGGGGGTGGCACGCTAGTTTTCCAAAGTGCTAGCGCCGCAACTTTTTTTAGCCAACAGGCAGCGTCATATGGTGCTGCAACAGGTGGCACATCATCAGCAATCACAGTTGGCGGCGTAGGTTACACACTTTTAGCATTTACAACAGATGCAACATTGACCGTTACTCGAAGCGGTTACTTTGATGTTGTGATGGTGGCAGGCGGTGGCGGCGGCGGTACAGCGAGCAACTATGGTGGCGGTGGTGGTGGTGGCGGTGTAGTGCAATCCACAATTCTGCTTGCTGCAACAACTTATGCGGTGACGGTAGGCGCAGGTGGTACAGGCACAGTTACTAGAGGCATGAGCGGTTTTGGGCGCGGTTCAGAAATTGCAGCGTATTTAACATCAGCTGGCGGCGGTTCAGTAAATAATAATCTTAGTGATGGCATGGCTGGCGGTTCAGGTGGTGGTGGTACATCAGGCAGCGTTGGCACAGCAGGCCCAGCTATTGCAGGTTCGCAAGGTAAAAACGGTGGTGTTCAAGGCGGTGCAACTGCAGCTGGCGGTGGCGGTGGATTTGCCAGCGTTGGCGGCAACGGTGTGAGCACGACAGGCGGCGCGGGCGGTACAGGCTTACAACTCACAACATTTACAGGTTCAACGATCACAACTTTTGTTGGTTGTGGTGGTGGTGGTGCCGGTTCAGTTACTCAGGGCGCAGGTGGCAACACAACAGGTGGCACAGCAGCAGCAACAGGTGGCAACGCAACAACAAATAGCGGTTCAGGTGGCGGCGGCTCGTCAGTATCAACCAGTGCAGGTGGTAACGGCTCAGCCGGGGCCGTGTATATAAGATTTAAATCATGACAACCTATTTTGCACAAATTGACAGCAACAACATTGTTACTGACATTCGAGTTGTCACACGCGAATATCTAAACGCAAACCCAGACATCTACACCGGCACATGGGTTGAAACTTTTTATGGTTTACCAAACAAAACTTATGCAGGCATAGGGTTTATTTACAGTTATGAAACACACGATTTTAGCCCACCGCCTGAGCCTATTGAGCTTTAGTTTTGTGTTTGCACTTGTCTTGACCGCGTGCGAAACAACACGAAACAACGCGCCAACTAAAAATAGTGTACGCAATTTTTCTTTGATGCAATGCCGTACAGCCGACAGATGTGAAGCGGCCAATGGCTAAAGACCGAAGCGAGATTGACTACTTGCACGCACGAATGATTGTGTTTGTGGCCTGCACAATTGCATTAACTTTTGCTATCACGGTTATTGGCTTCGTCTATTTTTTAGGATTTGTTGAGCAGCCAGTAGAGCAATCACCTAATGACGCAGCGTTTATAGATTTGTTAAAAACGCTAAGTATCTTTATGACTGGCACGTTGTCTGGCCTTGTTGCCGCTAACGGCCTAAAACGAAAGCCTGCAGATGGCAGTACTACCAGCCAACCCTAAAATTATTGGGTCTAAGCCGTACACAGGCAACAGTGACGGTGCAGCTGCAGGCCCACGTGCCGGCATGGATGAATGGATTAGGCAAGCTATAAAACACGGTGCAGGCGCGTTTTGGAATAATGGCAGCTGGGGCATAAGAGATATGCGCGGCTCAACCAACCTAAGTGTGCATGCCACTGGTCGAGCAGTTGACTTGTCGTACAGGCCGTCAGAGAAACAGCCAACAGCCAACCGTAAAGGCACAATAAATTTTTTTAACATTGTTACGGCCAACGCAAACGAGTTAGGTCTTGAGTGCATCCTTGACTACCTACTTAAACCATACGGTCGAGGCTGGCGGTGTGATCGTCAAGCGTGGAGCAAATACTCTAAGCCAACAATTCACGGTGCGCCGGGTGGCGATTGGTTACACATCGAAATAAACCCACAGATGGCAGACGCACCAAACCTTGTCAAACAAGCGTTTCAGAGAGTATTCACCGAATTGCCACAGTAATGCCCTATGGTGGAAACACCGACGATAGGAGATGCAATGGCAGACGCTAAAACATACGTATACGAGGTTTACACCACGCACTTAGACAGCAGCCAGATGGTGCTTGTGCAGATATTTCGTGACCCTAATGATGGTCAAGTGCTACACGCACAAATTGCGTTTAAGGATGCAATCGGTGACAGCTGGCAGACCCCTTACCAATTGGAGAAAAAATGAGCTATCTAGCAATCAAAATAGGTGCATGGATGATCAGCGGTTTAGCAGCGTTCGTGCTGCTATGGGATGCCAGCGAGCCTGTAGCACCAAAAATACAGCCGGGCATACAGATTACCACCACGTTAAACAGTGTTGTGCCAGTGACAGTTGCACCAACTACCACAGTGCCTAAAGGATGTGCACAATATGTGGCTGACGCAATTACCGCTGGCTGGCCTGCAGATCAAGCACCAATGCTGGCGCGCGTTATGTTTCGTGAGTCGCGCTGCAACCCGTTGGCGTTTAACAGCCAAGACAGTAACGGCGGTAGTCGAGGACTGATGCAAATAAACGGCGTGCACGAAACGTGGTTAAAAGATGCTGGCATTATTACGCACTTAGACGATCTGTTTTACGCAGATGTAAACATCCGTGCCGCGTTACACCTATGGCGTATGGTTGGCTGGTCAGCGTGGGCAGCGACTTATGGCTGAGTATCCGTATCCCGAAATTGGCATTAGCCAAGAAACAAGAGCAACAATGTATCCCGAAACATACAGCGACAAAATGGGCAAAGTGTTAAACCAATTAGTAGAAGAAATGTTTGCACCAACAATGCCAGTGCTACCAATAGACCGGCTAGAAAACCACGACATTTTGCTTGACGAATTAGAGCTAATGTATGACGCACACATGACCATTGGCGGTCAACAAAACAGGTTTAACGCATCAGTGTTACGCGCGGCCATAAATGTTATACGCGCCTTGTAAAGCGTGCGGTTTAACAATGCACGGCACTAGATACCGGCACAATCCTGAAAAAATTATGTGGTTACATCCTGACCTTAAAGCGTGTAGTAAGGTAAAACCAATAAACCCGACCAAAGGAAACCCGACATGAATGACCAATTAGAAATGTTTACAACAACGATGGGATTGGCTGGAGAACGCACACAAGTTGCGTTAAACCATCCAAGTGTCGCTATAGCGCGCAACGCACCAGATACATCACGTCAAGCAGGCGAAGCGGCCAAACCGCACGCAGGCAAACAACGTGAGCTGGTGCACTTTTGGATTAAATGGGCAGGCCGCACAGACGCTAAAGGCATGACCGCAGACGAAATAAGCGTGCTATTAGACCTACCTGCACAGTCTGTTTCAGCACGCATTAACGGCTTGCTCTCGTT